TATACCTCAGCTTTGCCTAATGTTGAACCTTCTTCAAAGTCTTCATCTTCTACTATTATCTTTGCTGTTTCAGGTGCTTCTTCTTCGTTTCCTACAAATACTTCGTTTGCTTCTATATCTTCCCAATTAGCATCTCCATCAGTTTCACTTTGTTTTGTTAAGACTTGTCCTTTTGTTCCGCCTGTTGGAAGTGCTTGGATATTTTCTATCTTTTGATTTATTTCTTCCGTGTTTTCATCTATCTTATCCCAATTACCATTTAAGTAATTTTCTATATCAAACTTTTCAGTATTTGTTTCAGGATTATCATGCTTTTTTAATTTTAAATTTTTTGTTTCACTCATTTCTTTGCCTCCTTTTCAAGGACCTCTATTCTTTGTATTAAACTTTGTATTAGTTCATTTCTTTGTTTATCTTTTATTTGTAACTCTTCAATTTGTTCTTGCTGTTCTTGAATTGCCTTACAGCATAAACTTGTAAATGCATAATTATTTACTCCAGTATTATTACTATTGGTTACCTCTTTTGAATAGTTATAACTATCTCCAATTACAAAACCTAAATGTTTTTTATCTGTATCTTTTTCGGATTTAAAATTATATTTATATATATCAATTGTTTTTAAAATATCAACTGCTTTTTTGGAATATCTTTCAATATTTTTCTTTTCTTTTTCTTCAGATGTTTCATTTAATGTCTGACATGTAACTTTCCCACAAGCAATTGTACCTACATCTGTTAACACACAAGTGTCATACCAATTAGCACCATTACCTATGCAAAGAGTATTACTACCCGCAGCATTTGCATAAAAGCTTATTTTATCTAATATATTTATTGCTCCATCCTGTATTATGTTTGGAGGAGTTACACTTAAAAGCATTTTTCCTGTTGAGTTATCACTAAAAAAGATTCCTGGCATAGCATCTCCACATATCTTTACATCTCCAGTTATTATTCCTGAATTTATTGCACCCAATACTAAATTACAACCATCTAATATTAATTCTCCTGTGCATCCTCCAGAATTTTTTTGAGGCATAGTAAAATTTTTTACATACATAATTGGCCAAAATTTATCATCGCTTTTAGTTATAACTCCCCAAGCCATACCATCTTCTATAGATTTATTATAATCTGTTGGTACACTAAAACTTATATAATTCTTTCCATTTACTGTATTTACCCCCATTTTAGAAAATTCAGATGTTCCTCCTTGTTTATAAAAATGCTGACCGTTCTTATCTAATGCCATCATAATATTTTTATTTTTATCTAATATAGCTAAACTAGCATTGTTATTTATTATCATCATTTGAATAAAATCCGATATTTGATTCCAAGCCACTTTTACATGTTCATAATTTTGTTCTATTGCTGTTCCTAGTTTACTTCCATCTACTTTTTTACTTACATCTTGCTTTATTCCATTAATACTTATTTCTTGTTTAGCAATACTTTGTGTATTTTCTGATGTTTCTTCTACAAGCTGTTCTATTTTGCCTTCTGCTTGGTTTATTCTACTTTGGACTAGTCTATTTACAACTTTTTGGCTTTCTTTTTTTACTGTTGTTTCTTCTTTCTGTTTTATTTGAATTTTGCTTGATATTTGTGCTATAAATTTTCCTTCTAATGATATTTCGCCTTGATAAATAACACTTTTTCCATTTATAACTATTCTATCTCCAATATCTATTGCTGGGTCTATTACTGTTTTTCCTTCAAATGTATTTGCTGTCAAGTCTTTTACTTTGTTGTAAATTTTTTTAACTTGATCTTCATCAACAATATACATGTTTTCTTGATTTATCCACAGATTATTCCTTGTGTCATCTCCAAATTTAAAACTTCTTACTCCATCTTCATAAGATATTTTTGAAATCTTAAATTCTTCTCCCCACTTATATTCTCCAAACATTTCTAACGGAATTTCAGTTTCATCTTGACAAAATTCTTTAAAACATAATTTTCCATTTCTATCAATACAAGCAAAACAACCAGCACTTTCAGCAATATATCCTATATATTCTCTTGCTGTTACAGTATCATCGTATACCGATACTTTCTTATCTGAATTTAAAAAAGAAGTAGAAGCTAACTCAACTCCTGCTTTACTACAGATATCTTGTGTAACTTCTAATAAAGTTGCCTCATGTTTCTTATCTATTAATTCTTTTCCATTATAATTAAATTCAAATTTAATCATATCATCTAGTGCTTTTATTGTTATTGTATTGTCATCATTATCAGTGTAATCATCTACATTGTATATTCCGTATAGGTATCATTTCAAAATTATTACTTTTTGCAGATAAACTCCTTACTTTTATTGCGCTTAAATTTCCTACAAGCATTTGATTTATTTCTTGAACAGTTAATAGAGTATCAAAATTAGTTAATATTCCATATTCTACTCTTATTTTCGAAGGTATTTTTGATATTTTATCTTTATATAACTTCATTTCTATATATTGACTTGGTGTACTGCCTAAACCAAACTCTTCTTCAAATGCATTTCCACCTTTTTTAAAATTAAGTATATAGTCTGGATTTATTAAAACCTCGTCTATATAGATATTCATTGCACAAATCGGATCCTGATATATTCTCTTTTTCCATTCTTCACTAGTTTTGTACATTAACTCAACTCCTTTGCTCTATTTACTGTTGTTTTTTGTTGTGCTGTTAATTCTTTTTGCATCAAATTAAAAGACACTTTCCATTTTGATTTGGAAGTGTCTTCATCTAATCCAGTTTTATGCATTTCACTTGTTCTTTTGCTTACTCTAAATTTTGCATTTTCTAACATACCTCCTTGAACTGATGGACATTTTACTGTAACTATCATCGGGTTCTGATATGTTGCTTGTAAAAGTTCTTCTGCTTCTTCTTCTGATAAGTAATCCCAACTCATTTCAAGTTTTAGCATCCCGAATCGCAATTGGGTTATCTATTAATGCTCCTGTTACTTTTGATGTATAACTGTCATTGTCTGTATCTTCTATATTGTCTTTATATGTAGATGGTGTTTTCATTAATTTACCATTTAATTTCCATAACATAATTTTTATCCTCCTACTAAAGCTTCTATGTCCTTTCCTGTTCTTCTTTTCTTGTCTCTTAAATCATCTAATAATATTTGCCCTAGTTTTTTGTCTCCAACATTTACAGTTAAATATATTGGTCTATCATTGTTGTTTCCACCATAATTAGATAATACATCTTCAAATGTATCTCTCATTATGTTTTGTGGTGTAAAAATTTCAGGGTTTGTTTTAGCTCCTGAATATTCACCAGCTAATACTGTTGTTGCTTCTGTTAATACACCACCTTTGGCTAATCTTGGTATCTGTGGTACACTTATTGTTCCTATCCAACCAAATGGCCTTAATCCCATTATTTCTGCATTTCTTATATTTCTTAAGGTATTATTTAATCCATTGAATGGTATGCTTATTACTTTATTCATTCCACTTATTATTGCATTTACTATCGCCTTTAAACCACTTAATATGCCTTCTTTTATGCCATCAAATATTCTTCCACCTGTACTAAATACATTTTTAACTGCTTGCCATGCTTGACTAAATTTATCTCTAAACCAATTTGGAATATTACTAAATATTGATGTAATTCCATTCCAAGCTCCTTGTGCTCCTTCTTTTACTTTATTTTTGATACCTTGCCAAGTTTCAGAAGTTTTATTTGTTACTTGTTGCCAAATATTACTTATAGAATTTTTTATATCTGTAAATTTTTGGATTGCTGTGTTTTTAATATTTTCCCATATTTGTCTTACATTATCTACTAAACTTGAAATACCATTCAATAATCCTTGCATTATAAATTTGCCCTGTTCAGCCATAACAGTTGATGGTGAATGTATGCCAAATACATCTTTAAATCCATCTATAAAAGGTTTAAAAATATGATCTATTATCCATTGTCCTATATTTCCAAGTCCTTCTATAATTCCTTTAAATATACCTTCAACAACATTTCCACCACATTCTTCTATTTTTTCTTTAAAAAATTCTTTTGCTTTATCAAGAGCTTCATTTATTTTTTCGCCTATTACCATTCCAAGATTTACTAAACTAGCACATGCTGAACCCAGTGCCTTAAATATTGCATCTGACACGCCATTCCAATCAAAACCTTTAACAAAATCTAATAATCCATTAACAACAACACTCCAATCAAAAGTTTCAAAGAAACCTGTTATTGTATCAAATATTCCTTTTATTCCAGATGATAATGTATCACCCAAAGCTTTCCAGTCTATATTTTTAATAAAAGAAGTTAATCCATCACCAATAGCTTTCCCAAAATTTTCCCAGTTAAATGTTTTTACAAAACTTTGTCCTAAATAAATAACCGTATTTATACCTTGTGCAAATGTATTTCCTACTTCTTTCCAATTTGTTGTTCCTATGAAACCATTTAAAAATTGTGCTATATTCGTTCCTATGCTTTTTGCTGTGCTTTGTATCTTATCCCAAGGTATATTATTCATAGCTTCATTTAGTTTTTCTCCAATTGTTGCTCCAACCTCATACCAATTTCCATTTTTAATAGCATCTATAATACTATTAGGTGTATTATCTATTCCAGATAAGTCAAAACTTGGTGCTGTACTTCCACTACTACTTCCATTGTCCGAATTATTATCAGAAATATTATTTATTTCATTATGTACTCCTGCCAATTGCTTTGTTTCATTTTTTGCTTTTTTTGCACTTCCTGCCATACTTGCATATGAACTTGCACTTGCCTTTGCAAATATATTAACACCTGTTAATGCATAAGCCACACTTTGTACTGCTTTCATTAATTGATATACTAAGTTTGTCACAAATTGAATAACTGGTGCAAAAGCACTACCCATGGCATATTTCATATACTCTATGTTTGCACTTAATT